ATTATCTTAGAGTGCAAAAGTGTCAGCATAACAAATCAGTTGGGCGTCACCTTCGCAACAGTGCGCCGCTGACTTGCGGTTATGAAGAATGTGGCGGTGTTGTTGGCCAACTCTTTTTTGGTCCCAATGATCTTATGGTGTGTGCGAAAGCAAATGAATATGCGGCGTCAAACAAGTGCTTCATTTTCCCCCACCATATCGTTGGTGATCCAATTGATTTTGCGAAATCTCTTGCCAAGAACACTTGGTTTCCTGCGTGTTATCAGGCTAAATATGACAGTGACCGCCGAAACTGGTTGGTATCACTTGCCTATCATGAGCCTGAATCCGATGAGGAATCGACACCAGTCAATAATGCTGGCGCCTGTTCTGTTCCGCCCATGACCAGTGCTGCTGCTTCAGCCGCTGCTCTTGAGGCTTTTCCTGTGAATCCTTCGCCTCTCATGCCTTCCTCCGCCCGTTATGCTGATAATGCGTACGGTGCGCTTGGGATCGCATTGAATTTGGCCAAGTTGAAATATTGGGAAGACAAGAATGCCCAAAGCAAAATCAATTATTGTCAGTTGATGATGCAGGTTGCAGAGCAAACTTTGAAACTTTCAAGTAGCTTTGTGCAACATGACGTGAGATGCTCGTGCGGCAATGTTGCCCAGAGATCTCCGGTGCATGATGCTTGGCATTGTGCCAAAGCCGTTGGCAACTCTCGAGTTGTGCATGAATTGACTGTTCATTCAGGCCGTGCTGTCCAAAGTCTCATTGCCATTGCCCCTGGCTGGTTCAGATTACCAGACACTTCTGTTGTCACAGGGCATGTCACTGAGTGTGTTCACACGGCCCTTGGTATAGCCAAGGATCATCCGTATATTTCTCTGGCCACCAGTCTCGGTTTGACGGCTGCTGCTGCTGTTCTCCTTTGGAAGAACATGCCCAACGCCTCGACTGACCAAGCTCCTCAAGGAGCTGGCGAGACTGATGCCGATCGTATTGCCAAGTGGAAGAAAGTGCACTACACTTTCGCCGGAATGAAATTTGAGATTGATTGCAAAACTGATAAGATCAAGCTCATCTCGGTTTCATTGCCGCTGCATGAAGTGAAGAAGCAGTTCGGAGAGCAAGAAGCTCAACCACCTCATGGCAAGCGTAAGCGGCGTGCCAAAGTTGAAATTTATGATTACCTTGATAGACTTCGTGAAGAAGAAGATCGCGATACTGAAATCGTTGAGAGAAAGTGGGCTCAGGCCAAGAATGCTTTCCAGGTCCCCATAAGTGAATTCTTCGCCAACAATAGCGTTGCTAATTGGGCGGATGAGTCCGAGGAGATCGATCCTTTTCACGGGGCTGACAACACGGAAGGGCACAGACATACTGGTCGTCGTGCTCAACGTGCTCAGGGTTTCTTTTCGAGATTGTTTGGAATTGAGCAAGCGCCACCCGGCGACGGCTGCCTTCATGGCCCCGATTGCCCGAAGCAGCTCAAGACCGACGGCTCGAAGGTTTGCAATTGTGCCTGTAAAGGGCAACATTGCGTGCATTGGGCTGAATGTAAGCCCCCCAGTGAGGAGCAGAAGTCACAGGGCTTGATCTCTGGACTTCTTTTTGGACCGACTGCTGTTGGTCATGGATGCATTCACGCCCCTGATTGTCCGATGAAACTTCTGACTGATGGTTCGAAGAATTGTAATCGTGAGTGTGGCGGGCAACATTGCGTTCACTTCGCTGGGTGCATGTCCCCTCCAGTTGAGCTGCAGAGGCCGCAAGGACTCGCTGCTGCTGTTGGTGACGGGTGCATTCATTATGCCAATTGTCCTCTTAAACTTAGATGCAATCCTAATATTGCTTGCAATCAAAAGTGTGGTGGCAGACAGTGTACGCATTTTGCGAGCTGTGCCCCACCTGGCGTCAAACCTCTTGTTTCTGAGGTTGAAGTCATTGATGCAGTTCTTCCTCAGACGTCGCAGGCTAGCCGCGCACAAGTTGTTGCCGCTGCCGTCGCTACTTCTGACGACTCTAAGTATGAGGCTGATGTCGAGAAACCGAAACGAAAACGTCAACGCAAGCCGAAGTCAATTACTCAAGTGCCGACTGTTCGCGTGAGTTTTCAAAAGCCTGAAGGCGCTGCCTCGGTTAAGGTTCCGACGTGTGTCCACCATTGTGGGTTTACCAGCACTGCCACTGGCTGTTGCGAGCACAATTGTTGCG